CCTAACGGTCTGAAAATGTTCAACCGTTCACCAATCAAAACCGCTTTTGAAGGCGATTTTGAGACAGGTAACGTCCGTTACAAGGCCCGTGAGCGCTATAGCTTTGGCTTCAGCGATCCACGCGGTATCTACGGTTCTCCTGGCGCTGCATAAGCGTTTGGAAAATATGGAAAAGGGGCCTTGTGCCCCTTTTTCTTTTGGTGTATATTGCGTTCATCCCGGGCTTATCCGGTGTTCTGACAGTCCCGGCTGACGACATGCAGACAGAACACCTTCACTTGCATGTAAGGAAAAAATCATGGCAACCACCACGTTCTCCGGCCCAGTCGTATCACAAAACGGCTTTGAAACGGGCACTTCTACTTCCCCTCTCGCAATAACTACAGCGGAAAACGTTAATGCTTCATTTGCTACAACGTCCGCCACCACGGGCGACACACGCCTGTCGTACAACCGATTGACCTTTACCTCTACCGGTTCAGGCGAAACATTTCGTGCTTTGACCCGAGTGACAGGCACTAACGGCGCTACCGGCGGCACAATCAACGGTGCGCACATCTCTACTTCAATTAACACGGGCGGCACAATTTCTGGTGCAGCTAACGCTATTCGTGCAACTTTGGGAGGCTCCGTAGCTTCTCCCGGCGGCACTTTGGCTGTTCTTCAGTTAGACACCGATTATTCGGTTAACGCTACTTTGCCCGGCACAGCCTCGTTTATTCGCGTGACGGACAGCGGCGCAAACACAGGTGAAGTTCCTTTGTTAATGAACATTGAAACAGCTCCCGCTGCCACAATTGCTCCTACAGCAAGCAGCGTGACTACTGTGTCTAAAGCGATCAAAGTCATGATTGGCGGCACTGTGTACTTCGTCCCTGCCTATGCTACGTTTGCATAATGCAAATTACCAAGGAATTCTTGGAGACTGAGATTCGTGACCTTGAGACTGAAGCACAGAAGGCCCAAACCTTTTTGATTCAATCTCAGGCCACAATCCAAGCGTACAAGATGCTCATAAACAGGCTAGACGCACCAGAACCGGAGCAACAACATGACAACTGATGTCAAACAAGCGCATATAAACTTAAGCGGTTTCTTAGTGCTGGGGCGCAACCGCGTCAGAGCTTTGTCTTATGTGGGAACAGCTACAGCAGGAACATTGGTGCTTTTTGATACTGCCACTGTTCCTGTGTCTTCAAGCGTCACGTACGGGCGCACGGGAACAACCGTAACAGTAAGCAAGACGGCTCACGGTTTAGTCACCGGGGATGTGGTTGGAATTCACTTTGAAGCGTCTCCCTCGGCTACGGATGGCAACTATGTTATTACCAGAGTTGATGCAAACAACTTTACGCTCACTGACATTAACACTGGGTCTATTACAGGTAGCCCTGCAGCGGTGTATGTCAGCGGCGGCGGTTCGTGGCTCTTGACATATGAGTCGTCGGCGACAGACATCTTCAACAATGCTCCTGAAATTCCAGAGAGTGGTGTGTTAGCAATCAAGGGTGTCTATGCGTACATGACCGACATAGCTGTTGCTAATATTTATTATGGCTAAAAAGGGCCCTTCTCTCTCTGTTGGTCGGGGCGAGAAGCTCCCAGCCTCCAAGGGGGCAGGCCTGACCGCCAAGGGCCGAGCCAAGTACAACGCTGCCACGGGCAGCAACCTTAAGGCTCCGCAGCCCCAGGGCGGCAAGCGCAAGGATTCGTTCTGCGCGCGCATGTCAGGCATGCCAGGGCCGATGAAAGATGAAAAGGGTAAGCCGACTCGCAAGGCGGCTGCTCTCGCAAGATGGAAGTGCTAAATGGAAGTCAATACGATCTGGTTGGGAGTTCTTTCCGCTGCATTTGGCGGATTGTGGTTTTTCATTCGCGAGAAATTTGACGAGCTCAAACGAATTGACATCCTGTTAAATAAGACTCGCGAAGAGATTGCTCGTGATTACACGACCAATGCCGAGGTGCAGAGAATTACTGATCACATTGATCAAAGGTTTAACCGGCTCGAAGAGAAGATTGATCAGCTCATTCGGGGGACGGGTAAGTAATGTATTTGACAAGCAATATCCCGTATTTTAAGTGCTGGGTTCGTAAGGAATTTACGAATGGGCACCAGAAATATCAGGGGGAATACCTTCATGCGTTGGCTGTTGCAGTAACAACCATCCCTGACAGGAGCTTGAGTTTTCAGGTTATTTTTACGGGCTGTGAGTCCGATGATGGCAGTCAAGAGAATGTTCATGGCGGGGCCATGTGGGCACGGATGCCGCTGGCTGCGCTGGTTGGGGATATCCCGCTGGAGACGTGGCCAGAGCGGATGCTCAACCACCTGTCACAGCCGTGGGACTGCAACTCGTACAACCACAGCATCATTAGCTTGGAGAGGGCAAAGCCGTCCCCTTGGATTTGCAAAATTAACAATGAGTTTCACACCGGCAGGTACTTGTTCACGGTAGACTACGCAGAGAGCGATGTATCTGAAGATCCATCGCAGCACAAACAGAGTCACGTGTTGATACTAACAGACGCGGGCAAGTGGACGGGAAACATTGTGGCGCTGCCTAACAACAGGGTCCGTGTGACAAGTCCCGCCTACTGGGTTACGGGACAGGGAGCGCCTGATTTTAGGCCAAACCAGTGGATTCACTGTGCGGAGCAAGACGATTCGTACATGGATGCAGAAGAAACTTTTAACAACCTCTACCAGGAGAAAAAAGATGATGAACTCTAAGATGATGGCCAGCGGTGGCATGATGAAGTCTAAAATGGGTGCCAGCGGCGGCATGAAGAAAAAGGGCTATGCTTCCGGCGGCGTTGCCGACATGGCTGGCCCACAAGGCACGACCATGAGCCAGCCCGTCAAGAAATCAGTGTCAGGTGAAACTGTTTCAGTGCGCGGCGTCGGTGCAGCCCGTGCTCAAAAAGCAACCATCTATTAAAAAATGACCACCTCAGGCGTCTCCTCCTACAACCCGGACTTCGATGAGATCATCACCGAAGCGTATGAACGCTGCGGCTTGCAGGTTCGGGATGGGTACGACGTTTTATCTGCACGGCGCTCTTTAAACTTGATGTTTGCTGAGTGGGCCAATCGCGGATTAAATCTGTATACGATTGAGCAGCGACAGGTGGTCTTGGTTGCTGGTACGTTTGAGTACACGCTGCCGGACGATACGGTGGATGTTTTGTCGGCGGTGATACGTACTAATTCTGGCCAGTCTACTCAGCAGGATATTACGATTGACCGGATTGGCAGCGCTGAGTATTTGCACGTTCCCAACAAGTACACCACTTCGCGTCCTGCTCAGTTTTATGTGCAGCGCACAGTGCCAGCAAAGCTGTTCCTGTATCCCGCGCCCGACTCCACCCAGGCGTACATCTTTCGCTACTATGGCATTCGCCGTATACAGGAAACAGGGGCAGTCACCAACACAGCGGACATCTCTTTTAGGTTTTTGCCTTGTTTGACTGCAGGCTTGTCGTACTATTTGGCTGTTAAAAAGGCTCCAGATCGTATTGTGATGCTCAAGCAGTTTTATGAGGAAGAATTTGCAAGAGCTGCCGCAGAGGACACAGAACGCACTGGTTATTTTGCAGTACCTACCTACGGGGAGAGTTACTGATGGCTGGTTACACGTCTGGCAAATTTGGTCTTGCTCTGTGTGATCAGTGCGGCCAACAATTTAAGCTCAACGAACTCAAAAAAGAGTGGACTGGGTTTAAGGTTTGCGACGAGTGCTATGAGCCTAAACATCCTCAGCTTGAGCCTAAGCGCACAATAAATGAGCCCCAGGCTTTGTTGGAGCCACGTCCAGAATCGCGTCTGGGTGTTAACGTTTATGTAGGGGACGCTGGAGATTCTTCTTTTGCAAGCATTGGCATGCAGCCCATGCCACTTGCAAGACCTTTAGTAGCAGGCCCTATGCTTGGAACGGTTACGACGAGCATCACATGAACTACACTCAATTAAGCGCTGCCATTCAGGCGTATACAAACAATGTCGATACAGATTTTGTAGCGCAGATCCCTGTTTTTGTAAAACAGGCAGAGCAGCGAATTGACAACACTGTTCAGGTTGCCAATCTACGCAAGAACATGACGGGAAATGTGCAGGCAGGCAATAAATATATTCCTTGCCCTCAGGATTTTCTTTCTTCCTACTCTTTTGCACTCTATGCCAAGCCTACGCCAACGGCTACAGGTACGGCAGCAGCTTTAACAATTGTGGTGTCTAGCGCCACAGACATTGTTGCGGGCATGATTGTCTCGGGCACAGGCATTGCAACTGGGGCGGCTGTTTCTACGATCGTAGGAACTACAGTTACGCTTA